TGTTGGCTAGACCTTCTAACCACTGTTTTACGGTTTGCTCTTTTACTTCAGCCACTATATAGCCTCCTTAACTCTTCAGTGGTAAATCCTGCTGGGACTACTCTATACACAACCTCACCTTCAAGGTCGCCACTGAAGTAATCTGTTACTGCTATAAGAAGTTCTGTGTCTGTCTTCAGTGTGGCGATACCTTCGTAGGTTACCCACTCCCCTGCCTTCCCATGAGCAACAATCCTGATGTTTCCTTGACCGCTCATCTCCGTGTGGACTGATGTCTTCTGCTGAGCATCATGTATCTTTCTCACTTGCTCTCCCCATTTCACTCTTGCTCACCTCCATCGTTTATTTTTCACCCTATGATATAATTCTACCACAAAAGGTTGATTATGTCAACATCCGAGTAACAAGCGAGCCATCAGTGGTGTGGTATCCTCCATTACTCCACTCCCACAACCCGAGTGCTATAGCTGCTGGAGTTTGCCTGAACCATCGTGTATCTTTCAGCTGGGATGAAGTGGCTGTAACTTCGGGCAGGTTGATAGCATCAAGCCATCGCATCCGATATGCTCACCACCAACATATAGGGCAACTTGACATAACCTAAAATGTCCAAAAAAGCGCATAAAATCACCATAAAATGACCTCAGGGGCTTGACAAATTTTATGGCTTCTGTTAGAATGTATACATGAAATTGAATGTGGGCTTTGGATGGCAACTCCGAGCAAATCAAACACATTCAGTTAGGAGGGACTAACTATGGGTAAAGAAAAACAGGTGGCGGAAGGGACAGTCGCAGACGACAAACCTAAAGGGTCGTTGACTGACCGACTGCAGAGTGCGATGGTCGCAGGCGATATGCGGGCAGTCATCCAACTGGCTAAGCAAATTGCTGACTCCGAGCGGGCGAAGGAGCGGGAGTTAGCCGAGGCTAACAAGGACAAGATTGTCGCACTGAACAGTCAGGTGATGGAAGCCTTGACACAGGTCGCAGACGACTTCATGGAGCAAATCACAGAACTGGTCGGCTTTGAGAATGCAGGAGTGGCGTTTAAGCATATCCCATGCGATAAACTCACACAATGTAAGATCTCCATGAAGGCGGTCAAGTCAGGTGGTGGCGGTGGTGGTTCGTATGTGCGGACTGGATTGGCAGGCGTAAAGGAACTTCTAACACAATTTGGGGATGAGAAGGTCGGAAGCGAATATCTCGGTGGGAAGTTCGCAGACGACACATGGCAGAGTGCCTATGACGGCAATACCGACAAGAACTTCCGATATGCAGTTCTCAAGGGACTCCGCAAACGAGCGGGGCTTGTGTAAATCCTGAGCGTCAGTCGCATAAGAATATCGGGGATGAGTTGCCCATCCCCGTTTTCTTTTGCCCACAATGTGTTAGCTGGGACTAACTTTCCCATCGGTGGCGGTAATGGTAGAGTGTGAACTTCGCACCAGCACATCGCATAGGAACTAACCGTCCTTGGGGCTACGGTATCTTCTGCTTAATACCCACGCCATCTTTTTAGTCTCCCTGTCGCAAATTCTTGTTTAACAGAACTGCTACTTATCACTACCAGGCTTAGTAGCCAGGATGATAATAATGGCAAGCACCATTCCTCCTATCATTCCGAAGATAAAGCTCTCTAAATCCATTAGTCCCTCTCTGTCGCAAATTCTTCATTTTGGAAAACTGCTTGAGTTTTAGAATGTTCCAGCTTCTCCCGCAAGTACACCTAGCCCATGTCCTGTTTGCAGGGTGCTCAAACCTCCTTCCGCAGATGCACTCGAGTAGGAGCATATTCACAACTGGAGTCCACCTAGCGTCTATAATCTCCATGATTACTTCTTCCGCCTAGCGAATAGCCAACCAATCAAGAATCCAGCAGTTATTGCTGCTTCCCATCCTATCCAGTATCCCCCACCAATAGTGCATTAGTCACCTCCTTCCTATTTGAATCATGTAGTATATATCAATTATTCTCTCTTCATAGTCATGTCCCCATACCTTGTCAAATACTACAGTATTTACCAGCCAAGGATGGATTAGCAACTTTACGCATCTAAACAGCATGTAGGCTAGTTTGTATTCCCCAAATCTTAGTTTAATCTTCACGCTTTGGTCTCCCTCTTCCTCTTCCTAACAGTTTAGCCACCTCCTTTTCAGTTATTACAGCAGCTTGCTTTACAAAAGACCTAAGCTCATCCTCGTTGATTGTGGGCAGACTGCCACTTTCTGTCTTACCCAACACTATTCTAGTGGCAGCCTTTCTCCCTTCAGCCATACTCATAATCATCTGCATTATCTCTCTGCCATACTTCTCCCTCAGCTTGCCAGCAGCTATAGCATCGGGATATGATAAAGGAAACCATCTAGACTTTCTACAATACTTACACTTCCACAGCTCATCTCCTACCTTATGTATCCAGTGGTGAGCTCCAGTAGGGGACTTTCTACACTGCCAGTGCTCTAATCTTTTAGCCATTTGCTTGGCACTCCTCCAAGATTGACCATCTCTTCCTTAATCTTGTCTAGCATTTCTCCTAAGTGAACTATCTTATCAATGGTCTTTAGGTCCATGTTGCCTGACTCTGTGAGCTTTCTTATCCTCTGAATTATGGAAGCTCTTCTCATCAAAGCAGATAACCTCAGTTGTTTGGTTACTGGGTCTAGGTCTCGCTTCGGTCTCCCAGGCTTATTGCTAATATATGGCTCTCTTTCTAGCCTAGCTAGTCCTTGCTCTAACCAGCACTTAGGATGCCAGTGAAGGACCTTCTTCCATTTGGTCTTATAGTTCTTGCTCAATCCATAGGTGATTATTCCTACTACCATAGGCTGACCAACAGTAATCTCCTCAGGGCAATAAGCACACTTACACTTACGTCTGCAATGAACTATAGATACATTCATTCTTTCAAAGTTGGCATCTGGAAGCCTAGCTTCTCTTGCGCTTCTAGTATAATATCAGCTGCACGCTCCATAGCAGTATTGAATAGCGTATGCAGGGACTCATGTCGATACTGAGCAACCATTTCCTCAATACCTTTCAGCTCTTCCCAGTTATCTGGTCTCCACAGTTTCTTCTTTATACAATGTAAGCCATCAAGCTCTTTAAGCTCTTCTTCAGATAGTTTGGACTCGTCTATAGCCATATTACCTCCTATTTACACCCTATACCCTAGTATAACATATAAGTAATATAATGTCAATATAAAGATATAAATGATAATATATATATTATGGTTTAATTATTTATATATATTGACATCAGCTCTGGAACGTGATACAATGTAACTATGGGCGTGGATAATAAACCTGCCATACAGCCTGACAGTCCTGAAGATATCGTTAAGTCTATAGTTGAGCAGAACTGGGACAGCAAGAAGTCTAAATACATTGGCTATAGAGCTAGTGGCTTTACCATCAGAGAGGCAGCTAGTCTTATAGGAGTTAACCAGAGAACAATAGTCCGCTGGCGTGAAGGAGACCCTACATTTGCTAGCATGGAGCAGCAACTCCCCGAGCTTAGAAAGCGGCTGGGTCTAGAATATGCCAGTATGGAGTTCCTTCGTAACTACAGACTCATTCTGGAGAAGGACTATAATATCATAATGAATAGCATGAAAGGACCTCTGCCAGTTCAGGAGCACCAGTATCTACTCAAAGCTAGAGGTCATTATACTCCACAACAGTTAGAATCCCTCAAAGGCATGATAGGTGATGGGACTGGGCAGCCACTAGATTTCACTAAGTTTATCATATCAATAAGTCGCACCCGAGAGGAGGTGAAGCTTGAGGCAAGCAAGGAGCAGAAGGAAGACGACATCGAGTCTGCGGAATATCAACAAAGCCCAAGTGAGTAGAGTTGGCATAAAGCAGGCTGCTACTACTCGTGGGCAGAGAAGGAGGATAAAGTAATGGCTGGATTTAGAAGGTGGGCAGTAAGAGCAACTCGTCCAATAAGGGTAGTAAAGAAGTTAACACCAAGAGGTCGTAGAGCTTATGCTAAAATGGGAGTAAGAAAGGTTCTCACAACCTTGTCTCCTGGAACTGCAAGGACTGGGAGAAAGATTGCACATAGATATGCAACACAGCGTAGTTTGCTCAAGATTATAAAGAAATAATCTAAGGATATAACTTTGGTTCAGACTGACACAGGCTTGTATCTCCCAACCGACATACCTCTTGATGAGCTGCTCCACAACAAGAAGCGTAGGATAGAGCAGTTCCTGTGGATTGAGGATAAGCGGAGACAGCTAGTCCCAGTCAGACTCAATCCTATCCAGAATGACGTTATCACGACTGAGACAGGTATGGACATCTATGTAAAGCCTGCTCAGGTCGGATTTACTTCAGCTGTAATAGGAGATTATCTACTCGACACTATCTTCAATCCTGGAACTGTGTCAGTGATTATCAGCTATGAGGAGTTTATAACTCAACGGCTACTTCGAAAGGCTCAGTTCTTCTATGACCGTCTCAATGAGGCAATTCCTTCCATACCTCAGATGCACCACGCTTCTGCCTATGAGAAGACCTTTCCTGATATTAACAGTAGCTTCTACATCGGCTCAGCTCGAGCATATACTTTCGGCAGAGGTGAGGCTATCCACAACCTGCTCATGGATGAGTATGCCTTCTGGGATGCTGGTTCTATAGAAAGGATAACTGTCCCTATCCTTCAGCGAGTTCCAGCTATACCTTACGGCAATGTTAAGATTGGCTCTACAGCTAACGGAGCTGAGAATGCTCACTGCTACTTATACAAAGTAGCTAGAGACATGAAATCTTCTGGTGGTGCTACATTCACAGCTCACTTCTATCCTTGGACTATGCACCCTGAGTATAGACTACCAAGGAATCATCCAGCTGCACTTGCTAATGATAAGTTAGACTTATCCTATACAGCAGAGGAGGAAGCACTTGTTCACAGTCTAAACATAACTGAGGACCAGGTGAGGTGGAGGAGATACAAAAAGGTTGAGATGGAACAGCTGCTTCTCACTGGTGAGACTAGAAAACTCTTTGCTCAGGAATATCCTGAAGATGATGAGAGCTGCTTCCTCACTGCAGGAGACATGGTATATGATGGGATTCTGGTTAAGAGCATGATGAAGGAGGTAAAGCCTCCTGTGAATAGAATTGTTGGAGCTGATATCTGGTATCCTTCAGAGGAAGGCAAGAAGTATTTCGTGGGAGTAGACCCTGGCGTAGGTAAAGAATCTCAGTCAGTAGCTGAAGTATGGCACTTCTGGGAAGAGGATGGTAAGACTCACGGACTCCACTGTGCGACTCTAGGTGGGTATCTCACTGACGAGCAACTTAGGGATGCAGTGGTTGAGCTGGCTAAGTACTACAACAATGCTAAAATCTGCCCTGAAGCTAACTCTCAAGGACTGGAGCTAATAGCCCTACTCAAGGGCTACGCTAACAAGTACTATAGAAAGGATATTGTCTCTGGCAGAACTCAAAGCATGGTAGGGTGGCTGACTACTCCTAGAACTAAACCTTATATGATTAAGGAATTTGCTAGACTATTGCCTTATATCACTACTCATGATAGGAACTTACTAACTCAAATGGGCAACATCAGGTGGTATAATGAAAGACCTATCTCAGTTGGAGCTGACGACTATCACGATGCTGCTGCCTTAGCTATAGTCTGTAGAGATGATTATAGAGGTAAGATAGGCTTTGTGGGCACTAGCGGATGGAAGACTTGGTAAGGAGGAAACATGGGTGAACTAACTGCAACTAAACTCGTAGTAAGGTGTAACGAGCTTGCTTCTAACTGGAAGGATAGAAATGATAAGTTCAAGGACTGGTATAAGCTGTTGCTTCAAGAGGATGAACTCAAGGAAGAAGATATGGAAAGCATGGCTACCAATGAGCCTAGGACTTTCTTTAACCTGGGTCTCCACTTACTAAACGAACCTATGCACCATAGGATATCTAGTGAAGGCTTATCTCCTCCAGATATAATGGCTACTACCCAGATTGAAGACCTTCTTGAAACTCGCTGGGCTACTATCAACAGGACATATAGGCGTAGAGGCAAGCAATCATTCTACTTCACTCTACTTCGCTTCATACTAGCCTTTGGCTGGTTTGCAGTGTTAGCTCTAGCAACTCAAGACGAACTCATAGCTGAATGTTGGAATCCTGCTCAGGTATATCCCGAGTTTAGTGACGATGGTGTAGTCCAAGTTGCTCACATCTATCCATTGTCGGTAGCTGCCTATAGAATGAAGGCTGCAAGGATGGGATGGAAAGCGCCTAGAGCTGGACTAAGTGGTGAGCAAGTACTGAATGACTTGTGGTATTTAGATGAGAATGGCGTTGTTACTAACGCTATTGCAGTGGGCAATGAGCTTGTGAAGCCTCCATCACAAGAACTTAACATGAAGGCAATACCAGTACTGACATCACCTGTTGCTGGACTACCAGATGTTGAGGGAGCTATCGGTAGTAAGAAGGATGCTATAGCTCATATGGGAGAGGGAGCACTTGCAACTAACGAAGCGATGTATAAGACCTATAATAAGCACTGGACTTTTGGATTGCAGCTACTTCGAGATACTGCTCAGGCTCGCTGGTTTGAGCAATCTTCAAGTGGAGATATCCTCAGACCAGAAGACCTATTCAAGCGTGGGGCAATCTTTAGAGGTGGACCTCAAGATAACATAACACCTCTGCCAGTTCCTCCTATCCCTGTCGAGATGAGAACTGATAAATTCGATATGCAGCAGATGCTTCAGCGAGGAAGTTTGCCCTGGGCTCTTTGGGGCAATATACAAGGAACTATGAGTGCTTATGTGATGAGTCAAATAGCATCAGCTGCTAAGACAATACTTCAGCCTTATCACGATGCTGCTAAAGGACTGATTGAAGATATAGACAATGATGCCTGGATAAAGCCTATGGAAGAGCATAACTATAGTCCTTATGACTTTAATCTGCCGAAGGTATCTATTCCTTACCAGATTGAGGTGTCATCTGAAATTAGGATACCTGGTGACTTTGCTCAGAGGGCTACTGTAGCTCGAATGGTTGACCCTGATTTTAGAATATCCACTGAAACTACTATGGATATGCTCTTTCCTGAGATTAAGAATCCTCGTAGGGAATTAGCTAAGACTAAAAAGGATGATGCTCTTCGCCATCCTGTAGCGGTAGCTGTTGACTTAGTTCGAGCACTCAGAATCGAAGCACGGACACTGAAGGACCTCAAAGACCCAGACGGAGCTGCACTTTATGAGAAGGCTGCTGCAAAAGTAGAATCAATGATTGAGGAGGAACGAGAGACTGCTCCTGGTGGCAGAGTCCGTGAGTCTGTTCCTAGAGAAATGACTACTGGAGTACCTGAAGAAGCTGGTGGGGCTTCCGAAGCAGGAAGGAGGGGCGAATAATGGCTGAACCTGAATTAACTTGGCTTGAGAAAGCACTTAAGTTTGGCTCTCCAGGAATATACTGGCTTCTGCGTAAGGAGAAGGAACGAGCTGCAAGGTTAGCTAGTGAGAAGGACACTGACCTTGAAGAAAAAGCTGCAGAGCTATTTCCTGGTTTTGATGAGGAGATGGCTAAAACTCAGACAAACCTAACTAAGGTAAGTTCTGACCAACAGGAGCTCTTAGAGCTGTATAATCTTGTATCTACACAGAGCAGCGTATTCCACCCTCCGTCGCTATTTGAGAAGACTGGGACTCTTATTAGCGGGTTCGGGATTACTCCTCAGACTGGAAAGCTCTGGGAGCTATATGGTGCTCAAACTCCTGAGGCTTATCTTGACCTTCTTGAGGCAGATATAGCTGCTTTTGACTCTAACATAGAAGCTGGTGAGTGGAAGCTAGTCGTAATGGCTCGAATACCTGAGCTAGTACTAAAGGGCGATGTCCAGAC